GAGAAGGAGATGCGCGGCCTGACGCCCGAGAAAGTAGCCCCGCTGTACAAGGCCAAGTACTGGGATCGGGTGAAGGGCGACGACCTGCCGGACGGGGTGGACTACGTGGTTTTTGACGCTGCCATCAACTCCGGCCCTGGGCGAGCTGCCAAGTGGCTCCAACAGGCTGTAGGGGTCAATGTTGACGGCGCTATCGGCCCTGGAACGCTTAAGGCTGTGTCGGACATGCCGGCGCAGGAGATTGTGGAAAAGTACCAGCAGATCCGCCTAGAGTTCTTGCAGGCGCTGCCCACCTGGGGCACGTTCGGCAAGGGCTGGGGTCGTCGGGTGGCGGAGGCTCAAGAGGCCGCCATCAAGATGCTGGCATAACGCTTGTTTTAAGCAGAAATGGAACATAAAATGGCAACCAAAGCTGTTTGGGAAAAGCGGCGTCCAAAAGACCTTGGCGAGCCGAAGAAACTGTCGTCCAATCAAAAGAAAGCCGCAAAGGCTTTCGCCAAAAAGACTGGAACGGCGTACCCTTCGTTGGTAGCCAACATGCATGGCGCAAAGGCCAAGAGGGGTAACTTTTAATGGCAACCGCTGCGGTCATGACGTATGACAGCTTGGTGGCTGACGTTGCGACGTATCTAGAGCGCACGGATGTCGCCACGCTGGAAAAGATCCCCACGTTCGTGATGCTGGCAGAGCAAATCATTGCCAGCCAGATCAAGTTCCTTGGCAACCTGACTGTCCAGACCAGTCAGATGACCTCCGACAATCCGGTGGTCGATAAGCCGGCCCGGTGGCGCAAGACTGTCTCCATGAACATCACGGTCGATGGCAAGCGCCAGCCCGTGCTGCTGCGCCGCTACGAGTACCTGCGTGAGTACTGGCCCGATCCGACCGCCACGGATGTGCCCAAGTTCTACACCGACTACGACTTCACCCATTGGATGGTTGCTCCGACGCCTGATGTCGCCTACAACTTTGAAGTCCTGTACTACGAGCGCGTGCAGCCTCTGGACTCGAGCAACCAGACCAACTGGTTCACCCAATACGCCCCGCAGGCCCTCCTGTACGGATCGCTGCTGCAAGCGATGCCTTTCTTGAAGAACGATGGCCGCGTGCAACTGTGGCAGGCCATGTACAAGCAGGCCATGGATGTTCTCACCGCTGAGGACAAACTGCGCGTGGCTGACCGCCAAGCAATTGCGGTCGATAGTTAAAGGATCACCAGATGAGCTACAACAGCCCATTCACCGGAAACGTCATCCAGCCGACGGACGTTTCTTATCGTGCGGTCACTCTGTCCGCAAACACGCAGCTCCAGTGGCCGATCAACGGCAACGCTACGGATGACTACGCTGCGCGGATCATGGATGTCACCGCGACCGCCGCAAGCCTCGAGCTGTGGATGCCGCCGGCAAACCAAACCTCCGTCGGCAACGATGCGCTGATCCGCAACGTCGGCTCTAACTCGTTTGATGTCCGCACGTTTAATGACAACGGGGCCATCGTCACGATTGCGCCGGGTGAGGCCAAGTACATCTACATCAGAACCAATCCTGATGTTTATGGAACCTGGGGGCTGATTGCCTTCGGTGTTGGCACGAGCAACGTCGATGCCGCAACCCTAGCTGGCTACGGCCTCTTGGCTGTGAGCAACACGCTCAACGTCAGCCATCCGGTCACCACGTTCTCTTCCAACACCTCTGCCACAACCACCTTCCGCGCCCAGACCTATGTGTGGACCGGCGGCGCTGGAACCCTGACCCTTGATTCTGCTGCCACACTGGGCAACAACTGGTTCATGTTCCTGCGTAACTCCGGCAGCGGAACCTTGACGGTTGCAACCACGGGCGGAGAGCTCTTTAACGGCTCCACCACGGTTTCTTTGCAGGCGGGCGACTCCTGCATGATCGTGTGCTCCGGCAACGCTTTCTACTCGGTGGGCCTTGGCCGCACGACCCAGTTCAACTTCACCCAGTTGACCTACCCGGTTGTCAGCGGCACCTACACGCTCACCAGCAACGAAGCGTCCAACGTGATCATGAAGTTCACGGGGACTCTGACGGGCAACGTGACGGTGATTGTTCCCGAGACAGTGCAGGTCTACTACGTCCAAAACGCGACGGATGGAACGGTCAGCAACTACACGATCACACTGTCTACCGGTGTGTCTGGCGCTGCGACGGCCACTATTCCTGCGGGCCAGCAGGTAACCTTGATCTGCGACTCGGTCAATCTGCTCAACGCAAACACCATTCTTGCCGGCTCTTCTACGATTAGCTTGGTGGATGGCTCTGTCGGCGCTCCGGCTTTGAACTTTGGCTCTGAGCCCACTACTGGTGTCTACCGCGCTGGCGCCGGCGAGTTCGACATCTCCATTCTGGGTGTGAACCGGTTCGCGCTTCTTTCTGCCGGCTTAACTATCAACGGCACGGGCACCTTTACTGGCGGCGTTCTTGGGGGCACGTTCTAATGTCCTCCAAGGTTTTCGCTCTTGATACGAAGCCTGGAATCCAGCGCGACGGCACCATTTTCGACAAGCAGTTCTACAACGACGGTCGATGGGTGCGGTTTCAGCGTGGCCGGCCTCGCAAGATGGGCGGATACCGACAGATCTCGGACCAGCTCGACGGCCCCTCTAGGGGCATCTGGGTGACCCCCCAGAACGGCTTCACCAAGATCTTCAGCGGTTACTCGGACGGCGTTCAAGCCATCTCGGTGGACAACAACGGAATCGGCTCTGGCGTCTCTACCTTCACGCTGACCGGCTTCACGCCCAGCCCTGATAACCTGTGGCAGTTCGATGGCTTCTACGATGTTGCAGGAGCTGGTGTTGCAACGATTGTGGCCCACCCTGGACAGGATCTGACCCAAATTGACAGCACTGTAAACACGCCGGTTCTGATCGGCGATGTGACAGGAACGACGCTGGCCCCCATCGGAGTCTTCACGATCTCCGCCACGCTTGCCTCGTCCACGACTGTCACGGTCGCCAGCACCTTGCAAATTGGCGCCGGTCAATCGGTCTCTGGCACCGGCATCCCCTCGGGCGCCACGGTTGCCTCGGTGACCAACACGACCACCTTTGAGCTGAGTGCTGCCGCGACCCTTACTGGCGCCTCTACCCTGACCATCGACAACAATGTGTCGGTCTCGGGCGGGGTGGTGGTTTTGCACCCCTATGTCTTTGTCTACGGCAACAACGGGCTGCTCCGCAACTGCTCTGCTGGCAATGCTCAAGACTGGGTCTCTGAGGACGCTAACGAGGTCAACGTGGCCTCCGGCAAGATCGTCCAGGGCCTACCCGTGCGAGGCGGCTCTAACTCCCCCAGCGGCCTGTTTTGGAGCCTAGACAGCCTGATCCGCGTGTCCTACGCCCCCCAGAGCCTAGGTGTGGCAGGAACCCAGAACTTTGCGCCTCCTACCTTCTGGCGCTACGACATTATCTCGAGCCAGACCTCAATCATGTCCAGCCAGTCTGTGATTGAGTACGACGGCATCTACTACTGGTGTGGGGTTGACCGCTTCCTGATGTACAACGGCGTGGTCAAAGAGATCCCCAACGCCATGAACCAGAACTGGTTCTTTGACAACCTGAACTACCAGCAGCGCCAGAAGGTCTGGGCTCAGAAGGTTCCTCGGTTTGGGGAGATCTGGTGGTACTACCCCCGCGGCGATGCCACCGAATGCACCGACGCGATTGTCTACAACGTGCGCGAGAACACTTGGTACGACGCTGGTCAAGCCATAGGCGCCCGCCGCTCTGCCGGGTACTTCTCCCAGGTGTTTGCCTACCCGGTCAATGCCGGATGGGAAACCAGCGAAGCGCTGGCCCTGACTTCCGGCACCTATGACATCACCAACGGTAGCGCTCTTCTATACGCCACCACGTATGACGGGGATGTGGTGTTCAACTGCACGGTCACGGGCACTGGCATCCCTGATGGGACTCGCATCGTCGGGATCAGCACTAGCGGCGCCAAGACCTTGAACACCTTAGTTGGCGGCTCCGCCTATACCAACGGCTCTTACACAAACGTCCCCCTGACCGGTGGCTCCGGCTTCTCTGCAACCGCCAACATCACGGTGTCTGGCGGCGTTGTGACCGCTGTCACGCTTGTCTCTGCTGGCGTGGGGTATGTGGTTGGAGATACGCTGAGTGCCACGGCGGCCAGCATTGGCGGCACCGGAGCCGGGTTCTCAATCAAAGTAGCCTCCCTGTGGGGCATGATCCTGACCATGTCTAACAACGCCACGGCGACCAATACGGGGGTGACTGTTTCCTTCACCACCACGCCTGGGTTGATTAGCCTGTGGCAGCATGAGATTGGCACCGATGAGATCAAGGGCCAGAACCAAAACGCCATTGAGTCTTACTTTGAGACCAACGACTTGGGTCTGGTCTCTGGCGGCCCCTCTGAGCCCGCCATGGTCGGTCAAAACAACTGGCTGGATCTTGAGCGCCTAGAGCCTGACTTCCTGCAAGAAGGCGAGATGGAGCTGTACATCACGGGTCGCCCGTATGCCCAGGTTGAAGACAAGACCACGGGCCCCTATACCTTCCTGCCCGGAACCGGCAAGATTGACCTGCGCGAGCAGCGCCGAGAGTTGCGCCTGAAGTTTCGCTCGGATGTGCAGGGCGGCGACTTCCAGATGGGTCGTGTGATCGTCAGCGCCGATGTGGGCGATGTGAGGGGCTACGGTGGCTCTTAATCCTGCACTGGTCTATGACCCCCGGTATCACACGTTTGACTCGTGGGCGAGCCTCATGTGCGAGCTGTACGCTCCCCAGCAGCTTGAGATCCCCGGCCCTACTACGGACTGGAAGCTCTGGGGCAACGGCATCCGCGCCATTGATGTGTTTGCCAACGAGGCGATCCCGATGACTGAAAACTTTGACAACTGGATGGACTGGGCCATAGCACTGGTGGGCGCAGTCAATCCGAGACAGACGGGCTAAATCATGGATGAACAAGAACAGCAAGAGGTAGTCAGGATTGCAAGGGAGTACTTCCTGCAAGAAACTGGTTCTGAGCAGCAGGCTGAGGAGGCCCTTGGCAAGCTCGCCTCTATCGTGCAGGACGAGGGCTCAAAGCTGGTTCACATCGGCAATGTCCTGTTTCTAGTCTTTGTTCGGGCTGAAGGCATTGTCGAGGTTCATACCATCGGCACCGAGGCAAATCCCCGGATGTTGGCCCAAAACTTCGTCAATCTTGCAAACTACTTGCAAAAGATAGGCGTGAAGATTGCCTACACCTACAGCGAAGATAACCGCTTTGCAAGGCTTGCAAAGATGACTGGTTTGCCCGTCAAACAGCAAAAAACTGTTATTGAAGGCAAGCCTGTCAATGTCTACATAATGGAGTTCTGATATGCCAGCAGCAGTAGTAGTTCTGGCGGCGGCAACGGGCACTTCGGCTGCCATCGGCGCGGGCATTGCCACAGCTATCGGGGTTGGCACCGTTAGCACGGCAGTTGCCACCGCAATTGGTACCGGTGTTCTTGCGGGCGGCATTACGGCTGTCCAAGGTGGTGATGCCGGCGATGTCCTAGAGGCGGCGGTTGTAGGAGGCGTCACCTCTTTCGTGGGTGGATCAATTGCTGCCGGCGTCGGAGAGACGGTTGCAGAGGTCACAGGAAGCTCGGCAGCGGGGCAGATTGCTGGCAATGTGGCTGCGGCAGGGGTAACCAGTGGCGGCGATGAGCAAGCCATGCTTACGGCGGGCCTGATGGGCGGCATCAACGCCGGCATCAATGCTGGAAGAACCGCTGCGGTAGACGAGTACCTTGGCAGCATCAACCCCGATCCCTACGGAGCCAACTACGGCGAAGAGTTTGACTATCTGGCCGCGACCGGAGAGCCTGCCAACGCATCTATTTACCCGCCCCAAGACTTTGGTGTTCCGGTCAACGTAGATACACCTTTTTATGCCGCAGACACCACTGCAACTAGCGATGGATCGACTGTTGATACGGCAACCCCGCCGGGGGTTAGTGATGGTCTTAAAGCGGGCATGACTGCCTATAAGGCCAATCCTGACGGAACCTTTACCTATACATATGACGACGGCAGCACGCTGACTATTGACAACTCTTCTAATGTTGTCGGTTATGAGCCCTCCTCTAGTATCTTGCAGGCATCGCCTGATGATATGAACCTGCAAGCAGAGCAGGATCTAAACAACAAACTAGCGGCCCTAGACATCGCTCAAAGGCTTGCGCCGACCGCGGTGAGGGCGTTGCTGGCGAAAAATGGATCGCAAAGCACTCCCGGCACCTACGGAACCGCCGGAGCGCTGGCCGCTGCTGCTACGCCTGCATGGTGGCAGACGCCTGATTTGATCCACCAAGTCGCCAAGATTGGAACCCCGAAGGACGAGGGTGAGTTTGAGAGCCTCTTGGCGCCCTTCCTCTCCAAGGTTGAGGGCGATGCCAATTTGACCGACAATAAGAAGACTGAGACGGCGTTTATGCAGCCCTACTTTAACTATGGATCAGAGTCCCCCATTGATCAAATCCTGAACACTGGGGGCGATCAGCAAGTCACCGGCAAGGATGGCGGTGTTTTTGCCGCCTCTGGTGGGGCGATCTCGCCTCTGATGGGTACTGGCACCCGCTACGGTCGATACGCGCTTGGAGGCATGGCTACGCCCCTCATGGCCGCCGGTGGTAAGCCTCGAGTTGACTTCCGCCGCGGTGATGCAGTGACCGGCCCTGGAGATGGGCAGTCTGATGACATTCCCGCCATGCTCGCTGATGGCGAGTTCGTGTTCCCCGCTGATGTCGTTGCTGCAATCGGCAACGGATCTACGAAGGCTGGATCGGACAAGCTGTACGACATGATGCACAGCATTCGCAAACACGCACGGTCTGCAAAGCCCAAAGACCTGCCGCCCGAAATCAAGTCCCCGCTGGACTTTCTGAAACGTAGGAGTTAATCATGGCAGTTTTCCAAGGTGCGCCGCTTCCTGACATTAAGGAAACGACCCAAAAAACCACTGAGGCTCCTAGTTACTACACCGACTATCTGTCTGGTCTGTCCCAGGCTGGCACCGCCCAGCTTGCCAAGACGCCGGACCAGCTAGTTGCCCCTCTTACCGCGTTGCAACAGCAAGGCTACGCCGCGATTCCTGGGGCCGCTACCTCCTATCAGCCTCAGTTGGGCGTCTCCCAGCAGACCGCCGCGCAGGCCGCGGGCATCAGCCCTGAAGATGTCTCGCGCTTCATGAACCCATACACCCAGAACGTGGTGGAGGAGATGGAGCGTCTGGCCCAGCAAAATGTCCGGCGCAACGTGATGCCTAGCCTGACTGCTGCGGCTGTTGGCCGTGGTGACCTGGGTAGCCGGCGCTATGCTTCTGCAACGGGCCAATCCTTGGCCGACATCCAGCGCAACCTGACCGGCCAGCAGTACGGGGCCCTGAGCGCAGGCTACAAGCAGGCCGTTGATGCCGCAACCTCTGAAGCGCAGCTACAAAACCAAGTGGCGCAGACGCAGGCCCGTCAGGCGCAAATTGATCAGGAGCTCGGTCTTGCGGGCGCCAAGGCCATGACCACTGCGGGCGCCGAGCAGCAGGCCTATGAGCAGGCAAGGCTTGAGGCCCCGCTTAAGACCGCCACCGCTGTGTCCAAGCTGATGCAGGGCCAGCAGGTGCCGATGGGCACCCTCCAGACCTTCACCGGTCCGAAGGCCGGCTCTTACAGAACCTCTGATCTTGCAAACGTCACCGGCCTGAGCACCTTCCTTGCCAGCTCCGCGGCAGGCAAGAGCGGCGAACAAATTGTTGGCCTTCTCAAATCTCTTGGCATCAAGGGCTCTGGCCCCGCCGGCTCGTACACCGCAGAAGATGTCTTGGCTGCTCAAACTGAAGGCCAGAACGAAGCCTTCTGGAGCAACTTCCTGCGAGGCGAAGACACCTCCATCCCGGAATATCTCCAGGATAACTCCGCGTCGGCAGGCCAAGACTTCATGGACTACGCGCTGCGTGATCAAAATACTCCTGTGGATTACGGCCCCCTTTAAGGCTACTAGAGACTGAACCATGGCAACTTCACCTTTAGCTGCTGCTCTGAAGCCTTCGCTTCCCGCTGATGAGACCAGCGAAGCGCGGTATCAGTCTGCCTTGAAGCAGATGACGGATGCGCTGGATCAGCGCAAAAACCGACTCTTTGATCCGACGCTGCTGGCGATGTCGCAGGGCTTTCTTGCGCCTACGCAGACCGGTAGCTTCTTTGAAAGCCTCGGCAACGCCGCAAAGATGACGCTTGCGGCGGAAGACAAAGAGGTCAAAGAAAACCAAGACATCGCTGCCCTGCGGTTGCAGATGGCCCAGGCCGAGCGCGAGATGGCCCGCAAACAGCGCGGCTTGCAGTTCTTGACCGGCGCTACGGAGCCCCGTCCTGAAGGCGCTACCGCAGAAGGAGCCGCTCCTGCCGGCGCTCCTGCCGGTGCCCCCGCTGCCGCCGCCACTCCTACCGCCGCAAAGACTGTGACGCAGGGCGACAGGTCTGGTCTGGGCGTTGTGATCAATGGCCGCCAAATCACCCCAGCCCTGATCGCGCAGATCAGCTACTCCGACCCTGAGCTTGGCAAGGCCCTCGAGAGCCAATACAAGCTCACCATGGAGTCGATTGCTGTGCAGCCCGGCGGATATGTCATCAAGACCACCGGTGAGTACGTGCCGTTCGGCGGCAAGGCTCCTGTCACGCGCTTCATCCCCGGAGACCCCGCCACCAATCAGAAGGCCATGACGCTGGAGCTTCCTGAAGAGGATGCTATTGCGCTTGATCGGGCTCGACGCAACGGTGACTCAGAGACGTTCTATCGAATTGTCGATATGTACACCAAGGCTCCGGCTCGTCCGGGCGCTCCGGCACCCGCCGCAGGCGCAGCTCCCGCCGCTCCTGCACCCGGCGCCGCTCCTTCTGCCGCCCCCGCAGCCCCCGCAGCCCCCGCTGCTGGCGCTGGTCAGTTGGCGGTTGGCACTGTGCGGCCTGGAGATGAAGCCCCCGTGAGGACTCCTCCTGGCGTTGCTGCTCGGACTCCCAGCGAGGCAAGAGCTGCTGCCGAGGTCGATCAAAAGGTTCGTGAGACGCTTGCTGTTGGCGAAGCTACGCAGCAGTTGAAGGCAACCGGCGAAGTCAGAACCGCAGGCAAGGCCTCCCTAGGCTTGCTGCCGATCTATGACCGGATGGAGCAAATCCTCAAGACCCCCGGCATCGACAAAGTGATGGGCGTCTTGGAGCGCGGCGACATTCAAAGCGCACTGGGCAACTTGGTTGAAGAAGCCATCCGTGTTGGCAACTTCAGCGTTGGCATCCCTGCTGTGCGAAAGATTCTGACTAATTCTGGCGCTCCTCAAGAGCTTATCGACCAAGCTGCCAACTTGGGTCAGCTCTTGGCAATCACTCAGTTTGAGCAGCGCAAGGGCCTAGGCTCTGGCACCTCTGTCTCAAACTTTGAACAGCAGATGGTCAACGCCATGGGCCCGAACATGACGGACACCCTGCGCTCGTTCAAGCAGAAGCTCGGGTTCTTGCGCGAGAAGGCTCGGTTTGAGTCTGAGTTGGCAAAGGCGCTGCGCGTGAGCAAGAAGCAGTATGAAGAGTTTGAGGACACGCCTGAATTTGAGAAGATGTTCACCGAGTACCGCAACCGCGTGACAAACATCGTCTACCCTGGCGGCACAACTAGCGGAGCAGCACGGCCTGCGCGTCCTGCTGCCTCTGCGGCTGCTGGCGCTGCAAGTCAGCCGATCACCGCTGAAGAACTCAGGAACAGACTTCGTCAGAGGAGCAATCCGTAATGGATCAAGACCTGAAATTCATTGATACGCTTGACGAAGAGCAGCGGGCCAACCTTGCCCGTGTGATTGATGCTGCCAACCGGCATGGTGTCAATCCTCGCCTAGCGGCGGCTCTGGCGTTCACCGAGAGCCAACTGCGTCAGATGCAGGGCGACAAGGTCTTGCGTGGATCTTCTGGTGAGATCGGCATCATGCAGATCAAGCCGGCCACCGGCAAGTTGCTTGGGTTCAATGCCACGCAGCTCATGGACCCGGATGCCAACATTGATGCTGGTATGCGGTATCTGCGCCAGTCGATTGATAAGTTCGGCGATCCGGTGCTGGGTGCCGTGGGATACAACGCCGGCCCTGACCACCCGTTTTTCTTGGGTAAAGGAGACCCTCCGGCGCAGTCGGTCGATTACGTTAATCGTATCAGAGCGTATGGCGGGTTTGCCGAGCCTGAGACGCAAGAAGAGACTACTGAAGAAACCGGAACAGCTACTGCTGCCGAGCCAGCCCCTGAGTCCGACAACCGCACCGCCGCGGCAGCCATCATGGGTGGTCTTGGCGGGGCAACCCTTGGCACTAGCCAGATGGCCGCTCAGGCGCTGTTTGGGGGCGAAGGCGCCGCTGGAGCCGGCGGATCGCGTACTCCTGGTGGCCCCACCAGCCCCGGCCAGAAGTGGGCCTCTAAGGTCACCGGTGTGATGCGCCCTGGCGCTGACACTGTTGTGGAGGCTGCTCAGTCCTATCAGCGCGCCATGCCTGGAGGCAAGGTCTCTGGACCGCTCGCAAAGAAGGGATTCATTGGCCCCGGCTCCCTGTCCATCCATGGGCAACCCGTTCCCCCTCCTGCCGCCGGCCCCTTGGCTCGTGCTGCTGCCGCTGTCGCCCCCATCCTTCAGAGCCCTGTCGGTCGATACGGCCTAGCAGGGGCTGGAGTTGCTGGTAACGCGCAGGAGTTCATGACCCGCCGCCAGCAAGAGGATGTGCCCGGTCAGGTTCTGACGGCCACCGGCGGCCTGGGAAGCGCCATGATGATGTCGCGTAACCCGGCCATTCTTGCCTTGGGTGGCGGTATGGCGGGTGCTTCTCCCCTGGCTCTGGCGGTGCTGGACCGGGCACGGAAGATCCGCGCCGAGCCTCCTATGCCGCCGGCAACTGCGGGTGAAATGGAAGAGGCAAAGCAGCCAGCCTTCCGCTATGCTCAACCCTGACCAGTAACTCGCTGGTTACTCTTGCAGTTGCCAGATCTCAAGAGTCTTTGCCCCGGCCTTAGCGCCGGGGTTTTTTATAGCAGCCCAGCACGCCGGGCGTTGTCGATCTGTTCATCGGCCATCATGAGGTCGGCGCGGGCGGCCACCCAGTCAGTACCCTTGCAAAGAACCTCTTTGATTTCGTGGTACCGCTTGGCGTCATCCTGCATAGCCGAGATCATGATCGCAAAGACGGGTAGCTGGGACTCAGTCCACCCTTCTCCAAAAAGCGCGGTGATGAACTCAGTAGGCGTCACAGCGGCCCTCTGTACTCTTCGAGCTTCTCAGCCACCAAGGTATTGAGGGTTCGCACAAAGCTGATACAGGCCTTGCGCTCCGTGCGGACGATCTCTGGCATGGCGGCCATGATGAGCGCGTCTGCCAGCGTCTGGAGGTCTTCCTCAAGGAAGTTGTGGTTCTCCTTCAAGTGGCACTTGAAGAACACTTCCTTGATCTCGTTGATGTCCATGTAGGGGTTCATGCCTCCACCACCTCAGTCAGCACGGGAGCCTCGGGAGCGGGCGCCTTTTTTGCCGGCTTGCGACCGGGCTTCTTGCGAGGGGTGCCGTCGGCCTTGACGCCGTACTTGTACTTGCGGGGTTTTTTCATCGGGTCCACGACAGGCAGTCCGATGAGTTTGTTCATCACTAGGTATGCCTCAAGTTCCCAGAGCTTTGAGAATGCGTCCTCGTAGGCAATATCGCGGCCAACATCAAGGCTGAAATTCTTTTTGTCGAGGCAAGAAGAGGTGCCGATCACGGAGAAGCCGCTGATGGTTTGGATCTGGCAGATGGTGGTGCGGCCATCAGGCATCACTACATACACGGCGTCTTTGATTTTTGCTTTGAGGTGTTCTTCTTTGATCATGGTTGTTCCAGTTTTAAGGTGGGGCCTACTCGCTGCACTGTGCGGTTCCGCTTTGTGCGTCGATTGGGTACGACAACACCACAGCATCCGCTTTCGGCCCCGATTCAGATTAGTAGCATCCGCACTGCATCTTGCCGCTCGGGGTCGAGAAGCACTGATAGCGGGTCAACGCGGGGCAAGCCGCGAAGGCGGAGAACGAGACGATAGCCAGAACGATGGCAGCGATTGATTTCTTCATGAAAGACTCCTTAAAAAAATAACACACTAACAAATTGTCGTCACTTGTGCTGGTTTTTGGCTTGCCAGTACTTGAGCAAAGACTCAAACATTGTCCAGCCGCGAGACAGATCCTCTTGAGACCACTCAACGACCTTGCAAAGCCCCGGCTCGGTAACTGAGGCAAACACGTTGGCGCAGCGGGCCTCTGGCATTCCCAGACCCACCCGATACGCAGCAAGCTGCATCATGTGCTCGTCATAGGCCTCGACCTTGTCCAGGGTCTTGCTGGTGAACTCCTTGGACTTGATGTCCAGCACCACCCCAGGGGCGTGCAGGTCCACCTTTCCACCAAAGCCCAGCTCGTGGGCAAAGGCCTTCTCAGGCAGGAACGCGAGATCACCAAAGGCCTCTCGGATCGACTTGCTCACGCCGAGCTGGTAGTCGGACATCTCCTCATCGACCACCCCCTCGTAGTGCTTCTCGACCGCGGCGTGGACTCGAGTTCCCCGCTCCGCGGCCATCTTGGCGTGCTCCTTGGAGTCAGCCACCACACGGGTAACAAACGACTCCTCAGACTCGCCATCCACCCTAGGAAGGGTAAGAGCCGCCAGAAGCATCTGATTGAGCTTCCAGGCCTCCAGACCGGGGCTGGCGGCGCTTTTGAGGATGGTGGTGACCGAGGGCACCAGATTCATCTTGCGGGCGTCTCTGAGGGTTGTGGCCCTCATGCCTCCCTTGGCGGCCTCAACCGAGTACTGGGGGGTGCCGTCCCTGCGGTACCAGTGCAGGGATTCCGATGCGCGAACGATGATGCTCATTTGATTAGCTCGTAGATGCCCACCACGCGAGCGTGCGCCGCGGGGGACTTAGACTGGGTGTAGCCGACGCGCTTCCAGCACTTCTCCCGAAAGATGCTGCCGGTGGCGTTGGGGTGAACCGACTCGGGCCGGGGGCAAGCCTCCAGCACCTCGTCGATGGAAACAGAACCCCTCCAAGCCGCAATGGCCTTGGCGGTGGACCGGGCCTTATCGACCCAGCCAGAGTGGTGCTTGTAGACCTTAGCCACCCCGGCATCCCGAAGCTGCTCACCTGTCGGGAAGTCAAACAGGTGCAGGGTCATGCTGGCCTCAGAAGGGGATCTCGTCGTCGCCAAAGTCATCATCGGCTCCTTTTGAGTTGCTCTTCGGGGTCGTGGAGAACAAGGCCTTCCACTCGGGGCTCTCTTTGATCTGAGTCTTCAGGTAGTCGCTGAAGGTTTCAAACATCTCCATGTCCGGCTCACCCAGTGTGAACATCTGAGCCTTGTTAAAGCCAGCGGGCATGGACCCCTTGAGCGCCGATGGAACTGGAGTGACATTGACGATGTTGGCGTATACGCCATCACCGGTGCGCTTGGGCTTGTGCTGCACATTGATCATGCAGAACTTATCCAGCACGTTCTTGATGTCAAAGCGGCGCTGCTCCTCTGCGGAGAAGGGCTTGCCGCGCCACGCCTCGAGGTCTTTGCGAAGGTTGGCCTTCTCGCCCCAGCTCAGGGTGTAGTCCTTGGTGATGACGAAGGGCTCGCCCTTGTCGGTGACGATGGGCTCTCCGGAGTCATCTGTGCCGTGGACTTCCCAGACGAACTTGATCTTGCGGATGAACTTGACATTGCCCTCAAACTCGGACTTCTGGGTTCCGAGGTCGATGATGCGGTAGCAGCGTGCGAGGTGCATGCCGGCGGGGACGGGCTTGAAGTTGCCGCCAGAGTTGTTTTCAGCGTAGAGGCTCATTTTTGAATATCCGATTGAATTGATTGAGGAAGGACTGGGGATCTGTCGTGAAAGGGTCTGGAAGTTGGGCTCGTTTCTGGTCTTGGTCTGCTCTCCATTGCTGATACTCGGCTTGCGCGACGGGGTCGTTGAGCCACTGTTCGTACTCTTGTTCTTCAAGGGTCATTGAGCACTCCCGAAGAAGATGGCGATACCCGCCTCTGCTGGCAGGGTCATGCCGTGGGCGATTGCGTTGTTCACATCAATTGCATCGTTGAGGCCTTGCCCGATGCCGACGAAGAAGCGCATCTGCTCGGAGACGGGCTCAAGGGTCATGACGAACACCAGCCGCCCGTTTTGCTGCTCATCAAAGAACGCATCCTTAAAGACAAACTGTTCCATCACGGCCTCCAGACCAGAACGTCCAGCAGGACAACAATGACGCCGATGAGAAAGACAACGCGCTCTACGCGCTCTGCGGGGGTCATGCGAACCTCCCGAGCAGGGCGAACACGGCAATCAAAAAGAGGATGTAGGCAGTCCAGCCAAGGACTTTGCGCTCGCTGAACGTGGGTTCAATGTTGAGCAGGATGCCTTGCCAGTAGACATCCTCGCTGGAGTTGTAGTCCTTGGGGGGCGGTGTGTAGGATCCGCCAATCCGAACCCCCGACCGAGTCGTCAGGGGAAGTGCTTCGTACTTCATATCGTTCCTTTCATAAGCGTGCTATCGACGCAGGAGCATTAGAGCACAAATTTAACTGCGTGTACAAAGATTTCTCTTGTGTTGCTTTTTAACATCATGTTATAGTCGGGCCATGATTGATTACGCTCATCCCACGATGATGGCCGAGAGGGCCCTCAAGAACCTGCACGACGCGATGCTCGAGCGCCGCTATGAGAAGGCGATCAGAGAGGCAAAAGAGGCCCTCCAGCACGTTGCTGACGCCCTGGTGGCAATTGAGAACGCACGGAAAAAAAATGACGCTTGAAGAGTACTTCTCCACGGAGCCGCGGGGCTCCAAGATTGAGATGGCTCAGTACCTTGGCATCACCGCCACCTACATGAGCCTCCTGATCCACGCCCAGCGGCGCCCCAGCCCTCAGATGGCGGTCAAGATCGAGCAGGCCACCCAGGGGCTTGTGACCCGCGCAGAGCTGCGCCCAGACATTTTTGTTGACGATCCGAGGCAGTTGGCATAATAATTTTAGGACCGGCTAGGGTAGCTCCCGAAGAGACGATTCGTTACCGTCCTGCCGCAATCCTTTTCCCTGTAACGGCGACCGATAACGTGAGGTTCAAATGGCGACTCTTTCGCTCAAAAAGTCCAGGCCTATAGGCGCTGCGCCCCTGGAAAATCTATCCGGCCAGTTTGTTGTGATGCGCCAGTCGCGCAACCAGAAGGCCTTCCGGTTCACCTACATCCACCCATCTCGTGACGTAGCTGTTAGCGAGGCCCGCAGGCTGTCTGAGAGCACCGGCGGCGAGCGCTTCCTTGTTTTGCAGGTCCTTGACTCCTTCGACTGGGGTCAATGATGAAGCGCCCATCTTTTCAGTTCTATCCGTCCGACTGGCTACGGGATACAGCTCTACGCACCTGCTCTATCGGAGCCAGAGGTCTGTGGATGGACATGATCTGCTTCATGCACGAAGGCACGCCCTACGGCCATCTAAAGGTTGGCAACAAGGTTATCCTTCCAATCAACCTTGCATCCATGGTTGGGTCAACCTTAGAAGAAGTGGAAGGTTGGTTGGATGAGTTGCGGCAGGCCAAAGTCTTTGATGTGACCGAAGATGGGGTCATGTGCTCCAGGCGCATGATTAGGGACGAAAGCATTAGAAATGCTCGCGCAGAGGGTGGAAAGCTGGGTGGCAACCCCTCCTTGGTTGGGGGGAAGGTTAACCTCAAGGTTGCCCAAGAGGATAAGCAAAATCCAACCCCTTCATCTTCATCTTCATCTTCTTCTTCTATAGAAGTACCTAACGGTACTCGTCAACGCGAGACGTTGACCCCCGCTACTCCGACTGAGGAAATCGTGGCTCTGTACAACGAGAAGCTGCCGATGCTACCTAGGGTCTCGGTGGTCAACGAAAGCCGTAAGAGGGCCATTTCTGCGCGTTGGAGGGAGGTTGTTACTGCTGACAAGCTCGACCGCGAAAAGGGCCTTGAGTTCTTCGCGTGGTACTTCGACATGGTCAGCCAGTCCAAGTTCCTGACCGGTAAGGCCAAGGACTGGAAGGCCGACATCGACTTTTTGTTCAACCCCAGCAAGTTCCCTCGTGTGATCGAGGGCTTCTACCATAAGGATCAATGAGATGAGCTACCAAACTGCCAAGCGCAACTACGAGTCCGAGAAGCTCGAGGTCGGGTCTGAAGTCCTGCGGTGCAACAGATGCCAGTCTCAGACCTCCAGGGAGGCTCTAGGCGCCTATGGGGCGATGTGCTTCGGGTGCTATCAGGCCTACTGCAAAGCCGCTCCGCACTACGAGATCCGCAAGGACTACCCCAACGACCCCTTGGCCTGGGCCAAGCGGATCATCGACAAGCAAAAGCGGGGCGATCCGGTCAGCATCTATGCCGGCAAGCTGGCGCGGGATGCCCTGGGGATCAAGCATGAATCATGAGCAAGCCAAAGCGATCCTCGACGCCGCCCGTGAAGGGCGTGATGTTGGCTCGTCCTCCATCTTCCGTGCCCTCCATGTCACCGGAGACTTGGGAGCACATGAGGGACTGCGAAGCCAGAGAGTGGATAGCCCGCCACCGAGCGAAGACTGGCGAGGTTGGGTCCGCGCTCGCGCAGTCATGGTGGGAAAAAGTAAAGAGTGACATCGGAAAGAAGCGGGGGGATGATGCCCTGCAAGACTTGATTAACAGGATGAACAAGGAGAGAGCAAATGTCAAAAGTGGAACTAAGTGATTTTCAAAAGCGCTTCCTGCTGGGCGCCGGTGCTGGGCAGACGCTGTTCACTGAGAAGGAGTTCATGGAGACCATGGCCCAGGCGAAGGCCGAGATCATGGCGGTGGCGATTGAGACCAGCCGCCAAGCTGTGATGATTGAGCGTCAGGCCTGCGCTGAGATCGTGCTAGCGCTCGCGGCAGAGGAGGAAGAGGGTGAGTTCCATACCGCCCTCAAAAACGCCGCAGAGGCCATCCTTAACCGCATCCCGAGCCAGCGCCAATGAGGATTGAGCTGGACTTCCCGCCGGCAGAGCTGTTCCCCAATCGGGCTGCGGGCAAGCACTGGGGTTCCGTCTACAAAAAGAAGATGGACTACAAGCACATCTGCGGGATCTTGACCATTGATCAGGTCAAGCAGCGCTTGCAAAACCCCAAGTCCATTGCCCTGACCCTGACCTACCGGATGCCTGACGGGCGCCATCGGGACGCGGACAACCTGCTGGCTGCGAGCAAAGCAGGCTTGGATGCCATGGCGATGGCTCTGGGGGTGAACGACAAGATTTTTGAGCCCATCACCATTCGCCGGGTCTACAAGTGTGACCCGCCGATGCTGGTGGTTGATCTGGAGATTTCGTATGAGTGACAAGATGATCGACCCGCAAGCCGCGGTTGACTACATGATCGCCAAGGCCAGCGAGTACGCCCAGGCCAAGGCCAACAGGATCTACCTCGAGGAGTACCGCAAGAGCCTGAAGTCCCAGCTCATGAAAGATGCCCTAGTCGGGGGCTATGAGGCTGCCAACGCCCAGGAGAGGGAGGCGTACTCCCACCCCAGCTACAAGCAGCACCTCGAGGCCCTGCGGCAGGCTGTAGAGGCCGAGGAGAAGCTGCGCTGGATGCTGATTGCCGCGGAGGCCAGGATCGAGGTCTGGCGCTCACAGGAGGCCTCCAAGCGCACCGAGCACAGGATGACAGTGTGACCACAATTGCAGAGCGCAAACACATGAACGCGGTGGCAGAGCTGGGCTGCGCCGTCTGCCGGCGTATGGGCTACGAAGGCACCCCAGCGGAGCTGCATCACCCTAGGGCTGGGGTGGGGGGCGCTAGGCGCTCGAGCAACTGGGATGTGATCCCCTTGTGCCCTGAGCATCACAGGGGCAAGACGGGGGCCCATGGCCTGGGAACCAAGGGCTTCCCGAAGCATTGGGGCTTTACTGAGGCCGACCTGCTGGAGGACACCAAGGCGTTGCTAAAAGGAGAAACATCGTAAAATCCCCCACATTTTTGTAGGGTTATTGCATTGTTCTTTAACTTAGCGTTAGAATTCCCTCACTGCAATCCGCAGGACCGATACGGAGAATTCACATGAACGCAAACGACATCGCCCTGACCCAAGTTGATCAACTGGGCATGCTGCTGGCTCAGATCGCCGAGCTGACCGCCAAGGCTGACGCAATCAAGGATGCCATCAAAGATGCCGCTACCGCTGGCGGCGCAAAGGTGGTCGAGGGCAACCTCTTCAAGGCTACCGTGGTTGAGGCCCACCGCCGCGTGACTGACTGGAAGGCCATCGCCAAGGTCTGCAACATCCCCGAGGATGTGATCATTGAGAACACCAGCATCTCTGCCGTGTTCAGCGTCAAAACCACCTCTCGCTAATCATGAACACCACCATCTCCACCACCAAGCCCTACGACCATGTCTATGTCTCAACCTTTGATGAGGACATCTGGTTGTCGATCCAACTGCAAAACGGGGGCGCTAATGTGATCCTCACCAAGGAGCAGGCGCAGTTGCTGATTGACCAACTTAGCAAGTTGGTTGAGACCAGCGATGTTTGAGTTCCTTGGCTACACCAACTACATCGCCAACCTAATCGTTGGCGACATCAAGACGCTGGACTACGAGAAGATCTTGTCCAGCGTCTCCCGCGCCAAATGGGAGCGCGACGGCGAGCAGATGACGGGTCGCCAGACGATTGATGTTGAAGACCGATACGGCAAGGCGTATCGAATTACTGTGGAGGTTCTATGACTGACAAAACTGGAGGCCCCGCCTACCCGACCAATCAATACGCCAACGGCATCAGCCCCAGCGGGCACAGCCAAGGCATGACCCTGCGCGACTACTTTGCCGCCAAAGTACTGGCTACGGCTTGTGAGGACTACAGCCCATGGGAAGCAGCGAAAGTGTCCTATGAATATGCAGACGCCATGCTGGAGGCCCGCAAATGAAACGACTCCTGCTGACTCTTGCCTTTGTTGGCCCTGCTCACGCTGAGTTCGTTGATGGCAACAAACTGCTGTCGCGGATTGATAACTCCTCATCGTATTACGAGCAGGGAGCAGCGATGGGCTACATCATGGGTGTGGCTGACACGGGCCTTGGCATACTGCATTGCGCCCCTCCCAATGTCACCGCGGGGCAGTTGCAAGACATGGTCAGGAACTACCTGATCAATGTCCCAGCGCAGAGGCATCAGTCTGCGGACATCTTGATCAATCGTGTGCTCAAGGCCACTTGGCCCTGTCCTGATCGCCCCGCTGGGAGGCCGCTATGAAAGACGACTGGGATGATGTGATGTTCAACCTCAAGTTCTGGTCTGCCGTGGCTGTTGCCGTGGTGGTGATCAATGAGATCGTGGAGCTGATATGGGACTGAAGCCATTCGCAGAAGTGCTGCGCCGTGAACGCAAGCACGGGATCGGGGGTGGGGAATGAAAGAGTTTTTTGCCGTCGTCGGCTGCTTTCACTTGATGTTGTTCGTACTCGGCGCGTTAAATGTGATTGACTACTACGTCTGCATCAAGGGGCCGGGCGAGTGCCACATTGAGGAGCAAAAATGACCACCCAACAACCCGAAGCCCTGCGGCTGGCTGATTACCTTGATGAAACCAAGTGGCAATTTCCGGTGGCTGTGTTGCATGAGCAAGCCGCCGCCGAACTGCGCCGCCTGCACGAACTGAACGAAGAACTTCTCGCCCGAGAGAAACGCTGGTCGGACATCGCAGATGTGGAGGTGGCCCGCTGCGACAAGCTGCAAGCCATCAACGCGCAACTGCTGGAGGCGCTGGAGGACTACGCTCAATACGGCATGAGCCAGAAAGCCCGCGCCGCTATCGCCGCAGCGAAGGGAGAAGCATGAACCGCGACGACATCATCAAGCTGGCGCATCAATCCCACATTGATGTGTACGGACTTGGCACAGACTACACAAAGTTTGCGGACGCACTTGAACGTTTTGCCGCCCTTGTCGCCGCAGCCGAGCGCGAGGCGTGTGCGATTGCAGGAGGTGCTGCGGCAGATGCGGGACTGGACGGACTGGGCGTTGCCGCCGCCATCCGCGCAAGGGGGCAGCAATGACCCGCGACGACATCATCCGCATGGCGCGGGAGGCTGGGTTTCCCAAGCGGCTCCCTGAGTTTTATGAGGTCTGCTTTGAAAAGCTCATTGTGGCTGCCTATACGCAAGGCAGGAATGACGAGCACGCTACCGTATATGAGGCTCCGCCTGATCCAATCCTGGCCGAGCGCGAGCGTTTCAACGCCCTGCTGGACGACTACCACGGAGTGCTAGAGACACTTGAAGAAATGCAAGCGGCAGTCGCAGCCGAGCGCGAGGCGTGTGCGAAGGTGTGCGAAACGTTTTCTAAACGCGTTGGTTACGCTGACGCGAAGGAAGCGGCAAACACATGCGCCACCGCCATCCGCGCTAGGGGGGCAAAATGAGCGAACCCCACCTGAGTAAGAGACTGATGATGATCCTGATCCTGATACCCCTGCTGATGTCCATCCTGACCGTCATGTTCCTGCCATTCATCCTATGAGGGTCACCAAGAGGCAGGCCCAGGTGCTGGACGCCCTGTGCGAGCACGGCTGCAACAAGGCGATCTCCCGAGCCATCGACATCGACATCCGCGCCCTAGAGAAGATCCTGTTCAGGATCAGGGAGCGCACCGGCATCACCAACCGAGTGGTCCTGGCTGTCCACTGGGATCGCCTCAAACGACCTATAGATTGAGCCTATCGGTCCCCGCTGGGCCATAAACATCTTTTTGTTGACGTTACCGGTAACAGTGGCAGAATAGAGCCATCAACCAACCGGAGCAAACGCAAATGACCTACGCCAACCAATACGAAGAGCACCTCGCCAGCCAGCCCGACAACAGCCGTTGGGATGGTTTTGATCGTGGCGATCTTGGCCGCGAAGAACAGCCGGAAGTGAACGAGATCATCGTTGGCCGCATGACCAATGGCGCCGGTCAGCGTGTGGTTCTGAAGGTCACCGACTTTGGCTATGACGCAGAAGCTGCCGTGTTCGTCGATGGCGACCGCGTGTTTTGCGATCTGTTCGGCACCTGCTCTGAAGCCCGCGTTAAAGCGATCCGCGTCGGTCGCTGGTGGATGGCTGGCTGCCCCGCTTAATCAACCGGCCCTTCGGGGCCTCATCTGGAGAACCACCATGAAATACAACTACACCATCAACCTCAAGCCCTACGGTGACGGCCCTGATCTGGGGGTTGTCGGGGTGGACCCCGCGGCCAAGTACGGCTACTGGGAGCACAAGAACGGCGTCGAGGGCGGCGGCCTTTGGTTCGTTGAGTACGGCGGCAAGCTCGCCCTGTCGGACTACGACGGCACCGGCGACTATCTGCCCGCCAAGGTGGTCCACGCCCTGCGTGGGGCTGGCATGCTGGTCGATCCTGAATTCAACCCGGAGGCCTGAGATGAACCGAGACGACATACTTCGCTTGTACGAGAAGGCCAACGGTTGGAAGCCTGATGGGTTTGAACGAACAGTTCAGGAACTCGAGCGCTTTGCCGCCCTAGTTGTCACATCCGAGCGCAAGCGAGTGGTAGGAATTGCCAAGGATATGCGGGAGGAGCTTCAGGCCGAGTTTGAGCAGGCCTACATGGAAGGCGTAATTGCAGGGGCGGCAGCCGAACGCGAGGCCTGCATTAAAGCCTGCGACGCCGTGGATCTTGTTGGCGCGGACGAGTGTATTGCCGCCATCCGAGCTAGGGGGCAAGCATGAGCAACATCAAAACCCTCCCGGGGCAGGTTCCCTTCCACGAGCAAGAGCCCATCGAGGGGCTGGTCAAGATGCTCGAGGTTGTGCTGGAGGACGCCAAGAGCGGGAACCTTCGCAGCTTTGTCGGCATGGGCTTTGCCGCGGACGGCACCCGGATGTCGTGTTTCTCCCCCCATCACAACGTCTACGAGTTCGTTGGCGGGATTGAGTGGCTTAAGAAGGACTACATGGATAAACATCAGGAGCGCATGTTGTGACCCCCCTCATCCAAGAGATGGTCTCCATGAACGTGGAGGCCGCGGTCGAGAACCACTGGTTCGACATGAGCGCCGCGTACAAGCGAGAGCAAGCCATCAACGCCGAGGTGCTATCCAGGGATCTGCCCTTCCCCCAGACGGCGCTGGTATGCGCCTACGAGGACAAGAAGGTCCTGCTGTTTGTCTCCCGCGTTGATGAGCTCACCGTGGTGGCTGGGCTTCAGTGGGACAAGACCAAGATCCACGACATCCCAGGGTTCTTCTACAAAGTGGACGAGGGGGGAGTCAAAGTCCGGCACAAGGACGGCAGTCCCTTTGACTACCGCACCAGCCACGCAACCGGCGTCCTGGCCTTCGTGGCGGCTTTCCTCGAGTCCCTGGAGACCACTCCTGCCACCGGGTACCTGCCGGTCAAGCGGGCCAACTGGGAGAAGAAGCTCCGCCAGGGCAAGGTGCCGACCTACGACTGGACGACCATCACCATTGCGCCAGCAAAGCCTCGAGGCCCGGACCTGGGGGGTACGCACGCCAGCCCCAGGTGGCATGAGCGCCGCGGGCACTGGAGGACGATGAAAAAGTCCGGCAAGAAGGTCTGGGTCACCAACTGCGAAGTAGGGGACAAAACCAAGGGCGCCGTCTTTCACGACTACAAGATCCAACAGCCAGCTAAAATTTAACACTATGACAGACAAGACACTCAAAGAGCGCCAGCAAGCCCTACGCGAGCGCCGAAAGAAGCTGGGGCTGGTGCGGCTGGAGGTGTGGGTGCCAGAGGCGGAGGTCAAAAGGGTGCGTCAGTTAGCCCGCACTCTTTGCCAGAAAGCTGGGGAGGCTATAAACTCCCCGTAAAGGAGCCGTTTGACCCATGGCCGACACCAACCCTTCCCGCCGCAAGAAAGCGCCCCAAAAGCCCGAAAAGGTGGCTTCTGAGGCCATTGCCAAAGCTGCCGAGTCTGCAAAGGACGCGCCGCGCAAAAAGACCGGACGCCCATCTAAGTACACCCCTGAGATCGCTCAAGAGATCTGTGAGCGTCTTGCTGACGGGGAGCCACTGCGCCAGATATGCCGTGACGACGATATGCCAGCATGGCAGACGATCTACGACTGGATGACAAGGGACGATGCTTTGGGGGATGCCGGGGTCGGTCTTTCCGTAGCCATCGCACGCGCTCGTGAAATGGGCCAGGACGCCATTGCTGAGGAGATCTACATCGAGACCTGCCTGGAGCCTGAGCGCATCCTGTCCGAGGGGGGTGGCCGGGTGGACTCTGGCTATGTCCAGCTCATCAAGGCCAGGGCTGACATCAAGCTCAAGCTGCTGGCCAAGTGGAACCCCAAGCGGTACGGCGACCGGGTGCAACTGGCTGGGGATGCTGAGAACCCCCTGAAGACGCAGGTAGACATCAGCCTGTTCGACACCCTGCTGACCACGCTCGAGACCCGCCGTCAGGCCAAGGAATGAGCGACCCGCTGCTCGAGCTGCTGCGCGATGAAAAGACCCGCCGCCAGTACGCCCTGCTTCCTGCTGAGGAGCGTGCCGCCTTCGAGTGGCGCTCCAAGTGGCTTGCCACAGCCCACGACCACCAGATCCTGCCCTCCGGCGACTGGTGGACGATCTGGCTGCTTCTTGCTGGCCGCGGCGCCGGTAAGACCCGAACCGCTGCCGAGCAGGTAGGCTGGTGGGCTTGGAAGGAGCCAGGGACCCGCTGGCTTGTTGCTGCCCCTACCTCTGCTGACGTTCGGGCCACCTGCTTTGAGGGTGACTCGGGGCTGATCAACATCATCCCCCAGGCCCTGATCGAGGACTACAACAAGGCCTACCACGAGCTCAAGCTGATCAACGGGAGCCTGATCAAGGGGATTCCTGCGTCGGAGCCTGAGCGCTTCCGAGGGCCGCAGTTTCACGGGGCTTGGTGCGACGAGCTGGCCGCCTGGGACTATCTGCAAGACGCCTGGGACCAGATCATGTTCGGCGTGCGCCTGGGCAAGAGAACCCGCATCCTCTGCACCACCACGCCTAAACCGAAAGACCTCATCGTGGATCTGGTGGGGCGGGAGGGCGACGATGTCCACCTAACCACGGCCTCGACCTACGCCAACCTTGCCAACCTCGCCCCGAGCTTCCAAAAGCAAATCTTGCAGTACGAGGGGACGAAGCTGGGCAGGCAGGAGATCTACGCTGAGATCATTGATCCGGAGGAGGCTGGCATCGTCAAGCGGGACATGCTCAAGCTCTGGCCGGTGGACAAGCCGTTCCCCAAGTTTGAGTACATCCTCCAGTCCTACGACTGCGCCACCAGCGAGAAGACCATCAACGATCCCACCGCGGCTACGACCTGGGGCGTCTTCAAGCCCATGGACGGCCCGATGTCTGCCCTGCTGCTGGACTGCTGGCAGGATCGCCTCCAGTATCCGGATCTGCGCCCCAAGGTTCAGGACGAGTACGAGGTGGTCTACGGGGAAGGCCGGGACAGAAAGCGCGTGGACCTGATCCTGATCGAGGACAAGTCCGCGGGCATCAGCCTGATCCAGGACCTCCAGCGGGCGCATATGCCGGTGCGGGCCTACAACCCAGGCAAGGCCGACAAGATGCAGCGCCTGAACATCGTGTCCTCCCTCTTTGCTCGAGGCCGCGTCTGGATACCCGAGTCCAGCCAGCGCCCAGGCTATGTGCGGGACTGGGCCGAGCCCCTGGTCTCGCAGCTCTGCGCCTTCCCCGACACGACCCACGATGACTTTGTGGATGCCACGACCCAGGCCCTGCGGTTCCTGCGGGATGCTGGCTTCATCGACATTGACGGCCCAGCCCCGGACGACTATGACGAGGACGATGTGATCGACGCCGGGGGCAGGAAGCGCGAGAACCCCTACGCCATCTGATCGTCTTTTCCAATCTGTTAAAGTAGAAGGCCTATGAGCAACTACAACTTTGGCGACTTGGTGCAGGTCAATCCGTCTGTCGAAACTTTCGGAGGCTGCATCGTTGTTGTCACTGAGCCAAAAGAATGGGGCGTCATGGGCTACGTCCAGTCCGCAGGCGTGCCCGGTCAGCAATACATTCGCCTCAAGTTCGAGGACGTTGAACCAACGGGCGGGAAAGCTGTTTGGGTGGCTGAATGACACAGTCGATCTCAAGAAGCTGACCTGTACAGAAAACGCCCGAAATTAGACAGGTCGGGCCGATATGCATAGTCGGTGTTGATATGTGCTGATGGGTGTTGACACAGCACTGCAAGGACGTATAATCCAGCCATCGACGGATTGGTAACCCGTCGTAGTTAAGGCACAACGCACTCGCGAACCCATTGGTGAGCGGGCTTCGTCAAAGCTACAGGATTCCGGTGCCTTCGGGCCTGTATGCGGCAACCAAGCCTAAAGCTCGTTCACCAATGGGTTTTTTGCTTTGTGGCCGCAACCTTGTCCTAGGGGTCTATCGGGTTATGGGCCGGCATGAGGGAAGCGCAGGAAGCCGCAAGGCGTAGGGCGCAGTCCACCGGGCCTACAACGTTCTGATCTGGGGCGAGAGCGCACAGAAGATGCAGGCGCAAACAGGGGTCTTCCTGACCTGTCCGGGGGTGTAAGTCCACCGGGTAGCGGGGCAGGATCAAGGGCTGTGCAAGACGGCGCGATGTGCCGGAAAGCCTTGAGGGTCGCTCAACACGCAGTGAGGCGGCTCCCATACGGAACACTCGGTTGGCTCCATACAGTGTGGGAATGTGCCGGATGGCACCTTCGGGTGTCTGAAGGCAGTTCTTTGCCCAGCCGAGCCTGATTCCCACCACCAGTGTGTAAAGGGGGCGCGATGAGGCAGTGTCAATGTGGCGGATTACTCTCTCAGGCAGATCTGACTGGCGCAAGGGTCAGGTGGTCTTGTACCTCTTGCGGGCGGTATGAAATAATGAAGCTCGGGGAGGTTCCTATGCCAATGAACGGACTGGTTGAGCTGTGGGATGTCACGGTCGCCCCTGATGTGCCCTCCGTGACTGTGCGTCAATGTCAGGGCCGGTTTGAGATCCTGGCCCCCGGAGACATTGCTGACTGGCAGGCCGAGGCCTTGCTGGAGGCGGTACAGGAATGGATAGACCGCCGCCGTGAGTGAGGGCATAATCCTTCGCATTCGAGGGCATGCCTATGGCTGACAAACAATCCGCGGCTTT